TATGCCGGGAACGGCCTGCGCTGACCTTCCATTGGCTCAGCTTGTTTAAGCCAGCCACTTAACACATTTTCATTAGATGGAAACTCATTTTTAGACTTTTGCGCTACTTTAATCATCGGTGTTTTAAGTGTGTTTTTAACATTCTTGTACATATCTTCATCAAGTTCATCTATAGCTTTGAGAAACTCTCTAACGCCGTTTACGACTACTGGCATTTTTGATCTCCTTAGCTCTATCGGATAAGACCTGCACGATTGCTCGTAGCATGTCACTATCCATATCTATAAACTCTTTAGGCGCGATCCCCGTCTCTACAGATAGGCTAGCGATCGTATATAAGAATGAGTCACGCCCTATTAGTTTTTTTCTTCATCCAATACTTCTACAGTATCTAGACTTTCTATAAACTCTGAGCCGAATACAGGTACTACCACGTTAGCTCTACGTAAACACTCATGCGCCAAATAGTAGATCTCAGTTTGACGTTCGTGATCCCGCAAGACCTTGCTAATACCTGATCCGTACTTAATCTCGAAAGCGTACTCGACACCCGGCGTAATTCGATGCTCTGATACTTCGCCGTTAGCCCTTGTTATCTTTAGCTTTGCCATTACTACTCCTTATGCTATTGCTACAGCTACTGTGCTGTTGCAGGTAAGTGTAAGGGATTGATTGCTAATATCGCCTACTGCGCCGTTCACGTTTTGCAAATTGTTAATTAAAACAGATGCTGTGTATGAAGGGTTGCTAGCAGATACGGCAGAGGATGTCTGCTTAATTACTACAGTTACAGTAGTGCCATAAGCAGCACGTAATGTAGGAATTACTGTGGCAGCAGCGTTATCATTTAGGAAGTCTAAAGTAATAGTGCTTGCCTCTAAACCTTTAGCAAACTTATGAGATGAGTCGCCCATAGCGGTTACTTCTAACTCATCAAAGTTTTGGTTAATAGTTACAGCAGTAACATACGCTGATAGATCTACGCTATTTAATACGCAAGATACGCCATTGTTTAAGAATATGGCCATGATTACTCCTTGTCTTTCTCTTTAGTAGGGGTTGGTGCGGGTGCTTTGTCGATCTGGCCTATCTTGATTAAGAAGGCTAAGTTCTCTGCATCTGTGCTCATTTTAACTCCAGCTCGTTAGGATTGATACTGTGATCTCTGATGTTAATAAATCTCCACTTGCCACACTAGCAATAGCTGGAGCGGAGACACTTGATATATTTAGCACCAAAGATGATGCGTTTAGTTTAGTTACTACTGCAACAATAAAATCCTCTATACCGGCCAAGTTACCCTGATTGTCTAGGGCTGGCACACAGATCAGCACTTTGAAGTTAGCAAGTGGTGCAATAGTAGTAATGTCATTATTAGATGGCACAAGGTAAGGATCGCTAGGAGTAATTACAACGCTGTTAGGGATAAGCGTGGCTGGTGGAAATGAAAATATATTCCATACGCCTGTGTTAGTTAGATCGGTTGCAAGTGTAGATCTAAGTGTAGTAATTGCAGCTGTCATTAGCCGACCATGCTGTTAGGGCTTGAGTAAGGTGCTATGAGACCTCTCACTCTGTTTATAAGCTGGTAGCCCATAGCATATCGGTTGGGGCTCATGCCATCCATACCGTTGCCACCGTTCTGAGACACTTGACGTGCTTGGAAAATATCTACTGCAATTATCATGGCTGCTTGGTTTACTGCTGGTGTTACATTGTATGCAGCTGTCTTAAAGCCAGGGCCAGTAGCTGTGCCAGATGGCAAGATGCGATGGAATGGATCATCACTAGCTGTCTTTGCATATTGAATAATTGAGTAACCATTAGGGTATGAGCTAAATGCGTATGTAGTCCAGAATGCTGTAGCGATTGATGCCGGTACTGTAGTGCCAGGGAATGATCCAGTAATAGTATATGAGCCATTGTATGTAGATCCTGCTGCGGCTATCGTCACGCTTTGGCCTGTTACAAATATGCCAGGGTTAGCAAGGACTACTGTGGCAACGTTATTACTTAAACTTGTGCCGACTACTGGTGCGGTATTAAACCATAGATAAGAGTTAAGTAAATCCTCTGAGGTCTGACAAATGCTTTCTAAATCGGCATCGGAGTAGAGCGTGCCTATACCAAGATTAGATCTTAGTTGAGCAACAGTTACGTATGATGCGGCCATCTCTACTCCTTTGCTAATAGCTCCGTAGGGCTAGGGCTACTAAACCCTACGGATTACTTAATTGACTAACTTATTAGGTTAGGTTAAAGCGTCTTACTCCACCAGCTACTAATACCTTAGTTGCTAGGTAGCCGTAAATCATTGTTTCAATTTCACCAGATGTGACTACGTTAGTGCTTAGTCGTAGGATTGGTGATTCGTAAACTACTACTGATGAAGGCACGATAATAAATGCTGACTCGTCAATAGTTGTGCTTACTACGTTTGCATCTACATAAAAATCTAGACCAAGTACGTTGCCACGTAGTGAACGTGGATTAACTTGTCCAGCTGCGTTCATTGGTTGAATTGCATTGTAAATAGGGCGATCAGAGCTGTCTTTAGCACCTAACAATAAAGACCATTGTGATGTTCCACCGACATAAGCTGTTGGTAATTCACCTGTTGCCAAATACGCTGCTGGTACTTCTGTGGACACGTATGAAATAATGCCGTTAGAAGAAGCTGCTACTGCTGTAGCTTGTGTGCCGGATGCTGTTAATTCAGCAATTACGGCTGCATCTGTTGCTTTGTTGTATGCACGTGTCATGTTTTCTAACATGGCTTGGAAGAATGCTGGAGATGAACGCTCTAATAACTCTATTGAGTAGCGTTGCATGCCTGCAAACTTATTAACAGTTGCATTTACGTATGCAGAAACAATACCTGTCTCAGATGGTGCAGCACCTTCATTAGTGTCTGCAACAGTTCCAGAAGTTGTAATTTTTGGATGTGAGATAGTCATACCTGATGCTGGAATTGCACGTGTACCGATTGCATCGATAGTTGGGCGTGATCCAATTAAGGTATCTACTACCTGTGGTGAGAAGATAGTTGGAGAAAATGCTGGGTTAGTTGAAAAATCATCATCTGCAGCTGTAAGCATTTTTGATGCTTTTGCTTCTGCATGTAATACCCACTCATTAGAGTCTTGATTACCTAACTTTGCTCTGATTGAATGCTCTAAGTACTGAGCTTGTGTTTTAATTGGTGAGCGAGGCTCTGTGTAGAAAGATGCACTAATCGTGGCACGTGCGACTTCTACTGGAGCAACCTCTGCCGGTGTTACAGTTGGCTCTGGAGTTGTATCCAAGATAGCCTCACTTTCCGTAGTTGGTTGATTTGTTGCATCCGCTTCGCCTTCGCTAGCGGCAACTTTAGTTACTTTTGCATCCTCGCCAAATGCGGCGGACTCTACAAGGCTAACCTCTTTTAAAGTGGCTTTAGTTACATAAATATAATCTTTTTGCTGCGCTGATTTAATTACTTCAACGCCTACAGATAGCCCGTCAACAAGTTGCTCAGCTGCAAGTGTTAACGCATCTGATCCCTGCATGCTTGCGCTGATCTTAAAGCTAGCGTAGATACCATCGTCTGCTTTTTGAAACTTTTGCATACGGCCTATTGGCTTATCTGCCTGGTGTTGCATAAGCATCTTAATTTTGCCAGGATCGCCAATATCTATGGAGTCTTTAGCAAAGACCACCGGGCCAGCAGATGTGTTGCCTACTACTTCATAAGGCACAATCTTACCGGCAATAACTCTGCGCTCTGTATCTGCGCTCTCTACTGAACTACTGAACGTAAGTAACATCTGTACTCTCATTTCCGTTAGGGGTCATGTCTTCCATTTCCTTAGCTTGATCTAAGTCAATAAGTCCAAGCGTTAGCATTTTTTCTATTGCTTCTAATCGCTTCATTGTGTCGGCACGTAAAAATGACTCATCAATATTAAAGCGCACAATATTGCCGTTAGCAGTTATATCGTTCATGCTTAGTCTGTCCTCAATAGCACAGATGTAAGGTTGCAAGGAATAGGCTACAAACTCTTTACGGCCATCTATAATGTTTTGATATGTCATGCTGTTATTCATATCTGCACTTATGTAATATGCAGGTACATTCATAGCACGTGCAATCTGTGTAGCAAGATATTGAGATGCTTCGTTATACATCATATCTTTAGGGCTATAACCAACGGCCTCATAAGATAATGTGCTAGTTAAGTATGCAGTAGATCTTGCAGATCGTGATGCTTTCCATGTTGCTAATAATCCTTGTACATGATCCTCTGGCAGATCTGCGCCGGTATTCTTTAGGTATCCAGTAGCCATTGGAGTTTGTGCTGCTACAGCTGCTGCCTTCTCAATATCTAACGCGCTTTGTATTGTGCGCCCTGCTGTTTGTAATACGCCTTGTGTTAATCCTTGAAATGTAACTAATGAGCCAATACCTATCATTGGCACTTTTTGGCCATCTACTGTGTAATATAAAACTTCTGTGCCTATAGTATTTAATTGTGCTACAACACGTGTATTAGCAACCCATTCAAATCGTGATGGTCTTAAATCATCTGCATAAACTTCTGTAATGCGCCAATATGCAACGCCGTAGAATATAAGACTATCTACTGTCCAAGATATTGTTACAGATCGTGGCTGCCTAATATCTGGCTGGTCACACCATACTGGTTTGCCTAATTCCTCACCTGTAGATTTTTTATACAGCTCTAAAGGTAGATAACCAATTACACCTTTAATTAAATTAGCGCAACGATTAACAGCTGGTACTTGTGTTGCTAATGTGCGATCCATTGGCCCGTAGCCAAATGTGTTACCTACTCCATTAAATCCGTATCCGTCATTCATAACGGCAGGGGCGTATTGCGCTTGTAGAGTTTCTTTTTTATTGGTTATACCCAAAGCAGACAATAGACCCATATGTATACTTTATACCACAATTAGGACATAAGGTGCAAATTAGGCAAATATAGCGGCGGTGCGTTGCGGTTTAGTTAATTCTGATACGACCATAGCAAGGGAGATAGCAGCTGTAACATCACCGGCTGACTTACGCCGAATTATGCGCCAGCCCGCATCGTTAGTCTTAGCAGCGCAGTTATTTAAGTGTTGTACTAAATCTGTTTGCCCAGAGTGTACTAATCTGCTATTAGCCATAGCATCGGATAAGTCGCTGCATGCCTGGTAGAAAGCCTGACCCGATACATCCTGCATGCGCCATCCGCTTTGCTCTAATTTAGTTGCAAGTGTTTGCGTGGCATATTTGTCAAAGCAGATAACAGTAGGCCGATACTTACGCGCCCAATCATTTATATCACTTGCCATCTTGACTTCATCTATGGCTACCTCACTAGACCACAGCTGCATTAACCCGACAGCGATCTTGCCATCTTTAATCTGTCCTGCTACTAACGCACCGGATCTGCGAGTAGGGGCAATATCAAATGCCATAATAGTTGCCGGGCCAATAGGTATCTCTAGTGTTGAGTCGCTGCATGCCTCTATCGAACCATACACCCAGGGGCTGACAGCCGAGTCGATCCATTGACATAACATCTCTGTCCTAGTCGCTTCTACGCTATTTGTATTTACCGACTCCTCTAATGTCTGCTCTGTAATTAAATGCCCTAATGCCGGATTAGCCATAGCCCATGCTTTGCGATCATGTATTTTACAATGCTGAGGAGCTGAGTATTCATAGAATGCTAAATTAGCAGGTGGGTAAGATTTGCAACGTTCAACTAAATCATTTAGCACATTACTAAACCCATCACCGGCATTACTTGTTATAAAGGTCATGGCGTTAGGCCGCGCTCTAGTTACCGGCAAAGCAGCTGTAAATGCTTCATCTGACCATTCTCTTAGCTCATCAAGATATAAGAAGTCGGCCGTCTTACCTCTGGGTGCATCCCTTGTAGCTGCTGCAATCTCATACCTTGCTCCATTAAGTAAAGTTATCGACTCTTGACCATTAGCCAATCGGATCTGCCTTACCTGCGTTTTTAAAAATGGATTATCCTCGATCGTGTAAGCAACTTGCCTAAATGTATCTAATGCCATATTTCGATTAGATGACATGCCTAATACATTCTTAGAACCCCATAAGAATAGATGGCTAAGGATTAACATGCGAGCCAGGTGAGTCTTGCCATTCTGACGAGCTACGAGTGTAAGTGCTGATTTTTTAATCCAATTACCATCTGCATCTACAGACAACAGATCATCTAACACCCAGCGTTGCCAGGGTATTAGCGGTAAGCCAATTTTATCAGCTAGATCCGACACTTCTTGTGCTTTATTTTTTCCTTTGAGTAAAGGTGTATGTATGCGTGGAATTGTGCTACCAATAAGCTCTTTTTTACCGACCCCTCGTTTGATCGGTACCACATTGGTATCACTCTCGCTCATATCAATATCAATCTGGCCGCGTAAATGGTGACTCAGGAACGATCCGGACTGTCTCAGGGAGAGAGGAGTTTGA